TTGACAACTGGCAACTGAACATCCCCATGATGATCAAACAGTACAGCCCTCAGCAAAAGGGACTTGAGTTTGAGATTCCGGTCGAAAGCCGTTTCGGTGGCGTGACCATCGAGTACCCGCTGGCGTTTGCTTTCGCCGACGGCATCTGATCTACTTGCAGCACGGCTGGCCCTTCGGGGCCAGCTTTCCGCCAACCACAAGGAATTCGAGACCATGAAAGTCAAAAACGTATCCGCCCGCTTGCACCATGTTGGCGACGTGAGCATCGCCCCCGGCGATATTGCCGAAATCGACAAGTCGTTCGCCAAGGCGATCAACACCGCAGAACTGGTCGAAGTCGTCGAGACTTCGAAGCCTGCAAAGGCAGCCAAAGCCGCCGAGAAGGTCGCCGAGGCACTGGCAGCAGGTGACGCCGAGGCTGTAGCCGCTGCCCTGGGTGCCGAGTAATGCCCACCGCGCTTGAGTATTTCCGCATGCTTGCGCCCGAGTTTTCGGGCATGAGCGACAATGCTGTGCAGCCGTGGCTAGGTGTGGCCGGCGAGCGCATCGTGGCGGATTGCTTGAGCGCAAACGGGCAGGCCCAAGCGCAAGCGCTGTATGCTGCACATCTGATCAAGTTGCGGGACATTTCCGCATCCGGCACCATTGCTGCAGGGCCGGTGATCAGCGAAAAAGAGGGTGACTTACAGCGCACCTATGCTGCACCCTCGGCACAAGCCGCGCAGCGTGGCCTGATCGACGCCACGACCTACGGCAAGCAGTACGCCGACCTGACGGCACCGTGCGCGGGGCTGGGCATTATGACGCGCATTGCCGCAGCATGAGCAATCACACGCATGTCGTCGACAAGGGCTACGCGAAAATCATCGCGGAACTGAAAGCTGCCGCAAAGCTAGAAGTGGCCGTCGGCGTGCATGAGGGCGCAGAGAACTCGGAGTCTGGCGCCAGCATCGCAGAGTACGGCGCGTTTAACGAATTCGGCACCGACTCGGGCACACCCGAGCGTCCCTTTATGCGTACCGCGTTCGACGAGAATCAAAGTCAAATCAAGAGTGACTGCGAGCGCCAGATTAATGCAGTCGCGACTGGCAAGCGCACCGCACGTCAAGCGCTGACCGTCATCGGCCAGAAGCACGCCGACCGCATCAAAGCTGTGATTCGTGGGCGCAACTTTTTGCCGCGCCTGGCACGATCAACCGTCGCCGCCAAAAAAGGCAGCACAAAGACGCTGGTCGACACTGGTGCACTGATCGACGCAGTGCATCCGGTTGTGCGGGGTGAGTCGTGAGCCTGCGCCGACAAGTTACCGTGCTGACTGAGTTACCCGGCAGCTACGTCGGCGGCAAGTGGCACGCCGGCACACGGCAAAGTCAGATTATTCAGGCCAGCGTGCAGCCGGCGAAAGTCGGGGCCGGTGCGGATCTGGAAGCGCTACCCGAGGGCCGGCGATTCTCCAATGCAATCAAGGTCTACACCACTGCGGATCTGCGCGTGACAAATGCCGACACGCACACACAGCCGGATTTGATCGTGCACGATGGGTTCGCCTATGAAATTGTCAGCCGTGCGGCGTACAATAGCGGCGTGATTGATCATAAAAAGTACATCGCTGTGCAGGCGATGGCCTACACATCTACCGCCGACTGGATCGGTGGGCAAATGGAGCGCCCGTAATGCAATCGGCAATCAACGCGGCAAACCCGACGCACGGTGCAGCCACAACTGCGAGCGTTCGCGCAAATTTTGCGGCTGCGAAAAGTGAAATTGAAGATTTGGGCACCGCAAAGCTGTTGCGCATCGCGTACAGCAGCGAAACGGTCGAGAGTTTCCAGCGCTGTGGCACAAACGACGTCGGCCAAGTGGTCGAATTTAACCAGACGGCAATCGACACCGCTTCGGGCATCTTCACATTCGACGCCCCGAACCATGCCGTGACCATTTTGCAGCCGTGCGTTTATGCGTGGAAGATGGCCGTCCAAATAGTGCGCAAAATCGGCACGAGTGACCTTGACTGGTCGATCTGGATTCAGACCAAAGTACCGGGCGGTGACTGGACGAACTATCCGGGGAGCCGCAAGATTCTCACACTGCCCGCAGACATGGCGAACGCTAAAGTGCCGGTGGCATTCGGCAACGATAATCGAGTGACGGTCGCCGGTACTCAAGTGCGATTCCTGCAGGCCTGCACCAACGTGTCGAAGGACGTCGGTATTATCACCTATGCGGCGACGGGCAACTATCCGGGCGCAGCGGGTGCAATCCTGAACCTCCACCGAGTCGGTGGGGCGCTGTAAATGCAAACACTCAAAGGAACCATTCAGACGCTACTCGCAGCCCGCACGGGCGGTGAGGCGCTGATTGAGGCCGACCAGAACGCACCTCGCCCGCCACTGCCTTATTGGACGTGGAAGATTACCAGCATGCCTGCACTTGGTCGAGACTCACTCGGGCAGGGGGTAAGCGACGACGGCAACCAGACCGTGCAAGGCGTGCGCGAGGCGACGATCAGTCTGCAGCGCTACGGGGCCGACTCTGAGGTGCCGGTGGCCACGGTGCGCGACGACATGGCCCGCACCACGGTGATTGAAGCCTGGGGACTGGCGGATCTGGCAATTATTCGATGCGGACCTGTTACAAACACCAGCATTACGCGTGATAATGCCAGCATCGAAGCCCGCTGCATGCTTGAATTGTTCATTCGATTCGGCACGCGCCTGCTAGATCGGGTCGGCATTATTGAAACAATCGAGGCTGACGGCACCTATCCGGGCACCGCCGCCGCAGATGAAGTGCAGCACATCACCATCACTTTGTAAGGGAGCGCCGCAACATGGCAACGCTTGACAATATCGTAAATGTGCAGATTGCACTGAAAACAACCGGGGTCGCTCGCGGCAACTTCGGCACGCCGCTGATTGTGGCACCGCTCATGACGTTCGCCGAGCGTGTGCGCAGCTACGCAAGTTACGCCGAGGCGAGCGCCGACGACTTGCCGCACGCACTGCTGACGGCCTTGTCCGATTGCTTCGGCCAGAGCCCGCGCCCGAGCGTGGTTAAAGTTGGTCGACGCCAAGTTTCCAAAGGCGTCGTGACTGTTGCCGAGGTGACGAACCTTGCAACCTACACCATCAAGACCAGCAACGGCGAGACTTACAGCTACACCGCAGACGCCAGCGCAACTGCTGCCGAAATCGTCGGTGGTCTGGCTGCCGCTGTGCTGGCCGACACAAACGAAAAGATTACCGCAACTGTCGCCGGCAATACTTTGGAACTCGCCTATATCAGCCAGACCGATCTGGTCGGCATTGAATTGGGCGACGGTCTGGCCTGGGGCACGATCAGCCCGAGCGCATCCGGTACCGCTGTTGCTGACGACTTGTCTGCGATTCTGGACGAGGATCACGCGTGGTACGGGCTGGTGTTTGTCGAGCGTGTGAAAGCCACGCAGCTTGCCGCCGCCGAATGGACTGAGGCCAACGAGAAGCTGTTTATCACGGCGACCGACGAGGCTGACGTGTTGAACCCCGGGCTGGCGACTGACTTGCTGTCGGTGCTCAAAAATACCCGCTATTTCCGCACCGCCGCACTGTTTCACACCAACGCCGCGACGGAATACCCCGACGCCGCATGGGCCGGGCGTGTGTTCACGATCCAGCCGGGTGCTGAGACTTGGGCACTCAAGGGCTTGTCCAGCGTGACGCCTAGCCCGCTGACCAGCACGCAGCGCAATACCATTTTTGCCAAAGGCGGCAACGCGTTTGAGTTCTATCAGGAACAAGTCGCACTGACCTCGCCCGGCAAAACCTCGGGTGGCGAATGGATTGACGTTATTCGGTTCCGCGATTGGCTCAAAGACACCATTCAAGTCAACATGGTGCAAATGATGATCAACCGCGACAAAGTGCCGTACACGGACGCCGGGATTCAACTCTGCGTCAACAACTTGCGCAAGTCACTGCAGGAAGGCCAGAACGTCGGCGGCATTGCCCCGGACGAACTGGACGCCGCGAACGAAACGGTGCCCGGCTTTGTGGTGACATTCCCGCACAGTGCTGAACTGGCGCCGAGTATCAAGGCTAGCCGTGTGCTTGCCCTGGGCTTTACCGCACGACTCGCCGGTGCTATCCATCTGGTCAACATCACGGGCGCATTGGCCTACGAACTCTGAGGGGGTAACAAATGAGTGCAGTATTAACCGGGTCCTATGACCCCGCTCAAGTAATCGTGACGGTCGGGGGTGTGATCCTGACCGGCTTTTCGGACGGCGACCACATCGCATGCGAGCGTGAGGAAGATAATTACAGCAAGCGTGTCGGCAATGACGGGGGTGTGGCGCGTGCTCGCAATCCCAACAAGTCGGGCACTTTCACTTTCAAGTTGCTGCAAACCAGCGCTTGCAATGATGCGCTGTCGAGCCTGGTCGCTGCAGACGACTTGATCAATGACGGCCTTGCGCTGTTTCCGATCAGCGTCATTGATGGCAGCGGGCGCAGCCTGGCCGTCGCCACGCAATGCTGGGTCAAGAAGGTGCCCGGCATGACCTTCGGCAAGGAGGTCGGTGAGCGCGAGTGGGTGTTTGATGCTGCTGACCTCAAGATCTTTGCAGGCGGCAACTGATCGGGGATAGAATAAACGGGCGGCCTGCGGGTCGCCCTTTTTACAACCGGAGCAAATACCGCCATGAGCACGCAAACCTTTATTGTTGGTGACCAGGAATTTACCTGTCAGCGAATGAACGCATTCGCGGCAAACACGCTGCTGATCAGGCTGCAGAAGATCGTCGTGCCGGTACTCGGGGCACTCTTCGCGGGTGGCAAATCCTTCGCGGATATGGACGTCAAAGAAGCCGCGCAACTGATCGCGCAGAATATCGATGAACGCGCAATGACTGAAATTGTGCTGCCGATGTTTGCCGAGTCGAAGCTGTTCGCAGTCGGCCCGCGTAAATTCATCAAGAGCGAGCAGGATGTGAACGCAGTATTCACGGTTGACACGCTGTTCGACTTCTACGAGCTTGTGTGGCTGGTCGGAAAGGCGCAGTTTTCCCCTTTTTTCGCGGCGATGTTGGCGAGATTTGGTGCCGACGCACTCGCCGCGCCGACCCCGAAATAGAGTTACCCGGCGAACTGTGTGAACGGGTCGCCGCAGAATTATGGATATGGCGCCCGATCCTTGCGGGAAAGGTTACACTATCCGAAGTGAAGCGCGGCGTGGTCACGGTCGACGACTTGATGACACTGAACGCACTGATGGACATGCAGGCCGATATTGACAGGGAGTTGCAACGGTGATTGTTCGCGAACTCGTAACGCGGCTAGGGTTTAACCTGAACCAGGGGCAACTGCGCAATGCAGAGGCCGCAACCGACCGTCTGCGCACTGGCGCAGAAATGGCGGGGCGTGCGTTCGCCGGGATCTTCGCAGGCCTTGCTGCTGGTGCTGGCCTGCAGCAGATAATCCGCATATCTGACGAAATGCAGAGCATACGCACGCGCATTGGTATGCTGCCTCAGACGGTCGGTGACGCTGGTGCTGCGTTTGATGCGGTTGCACAGCACGCCAGCGCTGCGGGTGCATCGATTGACGCTTACGCCGGCCTGTACAGCAAGGTCGGTAACGCCGCAAAGGACTACATTAAAACGCAGCGTGACTTGTTGGGGATTACAGACACGATTAGCCAGGCGCTAGTCGTCGGGGGTGCCACTGCGCAAGAGTCTGCCGCCGTAATGATCCAGTTTGCGCAAGCGCTCGGGTCTGGTGTGCTGCAGGGTGACGAGTTTCGCAGCATGGCCGAGGCAGCCCCGCAATATCTGGACAAGTTGTCCGAAGCAATGGGCATTCCTCGCGAGCAGCTTAAAAAGATGGCGAGCGAAGGCAAATTGACGACTCGTGCGGTGCTGGATGCTACCCGCAAAATGTCGGGCTATTTTGCCGACCAGTTCAAAAAAATGCCACTGACCGTCGGTCGTGCATCGCAGCAGATCGGCAACGAGTTTGCGCAAATGCTGGACAAGATCAACCGGGGCACGCAATGGATACCGCGACTTGCGCAAATGATGCTTGACGTATTTCACACGGTCGGAAACGCCGCGCGATGGGTGGTCGACAAGCTGGGTGGGGTCAATAATGCCGCGAGAATTGTCGGCATTACACTCGGTATTGTCGGGGGTATTGTGCTGGGTAGTCTGATTCCCGCACTCGCCGCGCTGGCCGTGGCTGTGTGGGCTGCAGTGACCCCGTGGCTGCCACTTGCTGCGGGTATCGCACTGGCCGCCGTGGTTATTGAGGATTTGTACCTATGGATCAGCGGCAAGGGTAAGAGCTTGACCGAGGATCTGATTGGGCCGTGGGCTGAGTGGAAAATATACATTGTTGCCGCAATCGATATGGTTACGGATGCAGTTAAAGCGCTAGGGGATTACCTCGGGGCGACAATGGCCCGCATTAAGGGTATTTTCACAGGAAACCGGGCGCTGATCGCCGAGGGTGCTGCTGGGCAAATGGAGTTTTTGCGTAAAATTCAAACCGTCGTCATGCACGAGGGTACGCCATTTGCTGCCACTCGTGACGCAATGCAGCGATTTGTGGACGCTGCCGAGGGCAAGCGCGGTGGTGTGACCAACAACACGACCGTGAACATGACCGTGCCACCAGGTACGCCACAAGAACAGGTTAACTTCCTGCAAGGCTACGCCGCGAAAGCGTTTGAGGCTGCCGCTGACAAATCGCTGGCTCGTGACGCTATGGTGTACGCGCCATGATCGGGCTGTACTTCGGGGGCGAGGAGTTCCGCACGCTATTTGGTAGCGACTTCGGCAACTTGGAGCTTGACGCCAATCTTGAAGAGAGTCACGAGTGGAAGGCTGACGCCACAAGCAGCCCGGTCGAGGATGGTGCGCCCATCACTGACCACATCATCGAGCAGGCCGACGTGCTGCGGGTGCGCGGGCTGCTGACCGAGACGCCGATTATGGCCGGCTTCACGCCGTCGGGTGATTCCCGCACGCAATCGGCGTTTGATCTGCTACGAAAGATGATAAAGGCCCGCCAGACAATGACGGTCTACACGCTTTATCGCACCTACCCGGATATGGCGCTAGTATCGCTGGACATTCCGCGCACGCCCGATGTGGGCGAGGCCGTCGAGTTTACGGCAGAGTTCCGCCATATCCGCAAAGTCGCGACACAGATCGTCGACGTCCCGCCCGGTATCAGCAGCAAGAAGTCGGCACGGGCCGGAACTGCCGCCAAAAAAGCCGAGCCTGCAAAGGACGCCGGCAAGAAGCAGCCTGAAGAGGTCAACCAAAGCCGCGCACGGGCCATTGCCAGCAAATTGTCGGAGATGCTTAACTGATGCGAGCCTATCGGATACCCATCGCGCCCGGCATAACCGACCAGACAATGCAGATCGAGCTAGGCGGCAATCCGTACCGATTGCGCACGCTCTGGAACGAACTAGGCGGCTACTGGTCGCTGTCGCTGCTGACGGTCGCTGATGAACCTATCCTGACAAACATCAAGGTTGTGCGCGACTTCCCGCTGCTGGCGGCATTCGCAGACACCCGTTTGCCAGCGGGCGACCTGCTGCTGCTGCGTGATCGCGGTGCGGATCTGTCCGTGACCTACGACAACTTCGGCGACGTGTTTGCGCTGTACTACTACGAGGTCGACGCGCCCGTGCTGGATCTGCCAGTAACCGAGATTGCTGCCGCTGACCCGGTGAGCCTGGGTACCGACTGGGACGCGGGTGAAACTGAGTGGGACTCCAGGCTTACCGTGTGGGATATGTGATCCATGCTATTTAATCGCACCGCATCGCTAATTACCGGGAAGTCTGGCGGCAAGGGGCGCGAACTCTCGGGGCTGCGGTTCGCCTTTTCGATCCAGAAGGGTGCGACCAAAAGCCCGAACAAGTGCACGGTGCGTGTGTGGAATATGGCACCTGACACCCGCGCACAAGTCGAGGTTATCGGTAATGTACTGCTACTCAAGGCCGGCTATTTAGACGATCAAGGGGCGCTGCAAATTTTTGCCGGCGACTTGACCCGGGCGCTGACTCGCCGCGACGGTGCGGATCTGGTGACGGAATTGGAGCTACAAGACGGGCACCTTGAGTTTCGCGACAAAAAGCTGGCGCTATCGTTCGCCAGTGGCGTCAGCGGGCGCACGGTGCTGGAAACTGCAGCGGCATCATTTGGCCTGCCGGTGCGCACGCTACCAGACTTCACAGACAAACAGTACAGCGCCGGCTTTGCCTTCATAGGTCGCACACGGGACGCGCTTGACAAGGTGTGCAAGTACCTCGGGCTTGAATGGAGCATTCAGGGGCGCGAGGTGCAGATAGTGCGGGCCGGTGCCACCATCAAGCAACAGGCCGTCGTGCTGAGTGCTGACACTGGCCTGATTGGATCGCCGGAACTTGACGCCAATACTATGACCGAGCAGGCAGCAGCAAAGGACGGGTTCACGGCCAGCCAGAAGGGTGTGCGCGTCATCACAGAGCTTGATGAACTCGGCAAAGAGCGCAAGATGCTGCAGATTGCCGGTTACAAGGTGCGCAGCCTATTGCAGCCGACGCTAGAGCCTGGCGCACTCGTGCAACTCAAAGCGCGAGGCGTGACCGAGTTCCTGCGCATCGATGAATTGACGCATACTGGCGACACTCACGGGCAGGAGTGGGTGACCGAAATGACTTTAAGGTTTCCGAAATAATGGCCGAGAATGCGAACGCAATCGACGCGCTGCTGGCGATGGTTCAGTCGCAGCTAATGGACGTCAACACAGCGCTACCGGGTGTGATTCAGAGCTATGCAAACGGCATGGCCCGTGTGCTGCCGACTGCAAAGAAGCGGTACGCCGACGGCGACGTGCTCGATTTTCCAGTGGTGCCGAATGTGCGCGTGCTGTGGCCTTCCTTTGCTGGCGGCACTGCGGGGATTAAGGGGCCGGTCAAAGCTGGCGACAAGTGCCTGCTGATCTTCGCGCAACAGGCCGTCGACGGGTCTGATGATCGCCGCACGCACGATCTGCAAGACGCATTCTGCGTAATGTGCGACATCGGGCGGGCTGGCCCTGGCGACTCCGGTAATAATGACGACTTGACCGTCTACCACGGCAATGCCTACATGCGCCTGACTGCTGGCGGCAAGTTGCTAATCAATGCGCCCGGTGGTACTGAGATTGTTACACCAACCATGCTAACCAAGGCAGCCACGTCGGTGCGATTTGAAACCCCAATCACGTCGACGAGCATGGCGCTGACAACTGAGGGGCTGTTTACCTACCGGGCCGGCATGTCGGGCTACGGGTCATCGTCAGCCGCCACGGTTATTCGTGGCAATATCGAGCACACGGGGGGCAGCATCAAGTCGCTAGGCCGACGCATTGACGGAACACACACACACCCGTACACTGATAACAGCGTACCGCTGACCACGAGCAAACCGAACACATGATCGACCTTGCACTTACCGCCGACCATGATTTAGACACCAGCACGCTAGATTTGCTGCTGATCAGTGACGCCGATCAGGTGCGTCAGCAGCTATTAATCAAACTGCGACTCTGGCGCGGTGAGTGGTTTCTGGACACCGAATTCGGCACGCCGTACCTGCAAGACATTTTAGGTAAGCGCCTGACGCTGTCGGGTGCGATTGCGGCAATTAAGGCGGCGATACTCGAAGTCTCGGGCGTCAAATCAATCGCTACATTTAGCTCAAAATTCAATAATCAAACCCGCACGCTGACGGTCGCGTTTGCCGCCGACACTGCGTGGGGCACTGTCGAGGTGCAAGCATGAGCGTTACCGCCACGGGCTTTGATCGCCTGCGCCTGGCTGAAATCAAGGCCAACTATGACGCGCTGTTCACCGAAGCGCTGGGGCCGGTCAATACCGCACCTGACGCAGTGGTCGGTCAGATAATCGGCATTTTCTCGGCGGCACTCGATGATGCTTACGAGGTGCTGCAATCAACCTATGACGCGATGTATCCACGCAGCGCCACGGGCACCAGTCTGGACGGCGCGGTGTCGTTTGTCGGCTTGACGCGCATACCCGCGAGCGCATCGACGGTCGTCGGCTTGTGCGGTGGCACTGAGGGTACTTTGATACCTGCGGGCGCACTGGCTCGCATGGGGGCATCGACACAATTCGCAGCCGCAAAAGACGTGGTGATCGGGCGAGCCAATGCGGGGCGGGCTGTCATTGAGGTGTCGACGGTTGCCGACGGGGCTGATTATCAAATCATCGCAGGCGGCTACTCGCACACCTATCACAGCGGCACGGGTGCGACCGGTGAAAGCATTGTCGCCGGCCTGTTTGCGCTATTTGATACCGACTTGTTCAGCGCAACCGCTGACGGCACGCGCTTGATCCTGACATCTGCCGACAAAATCTCAGCGTTCACGCTGACATGCGGCAGTAAATTAACCATCTCCGAACTCGCAAGCCCGGTGACGTTTGTATGTGCAGCGCTGGGGGCTGTGGCCGTACCAGCCGGTGCGCTGACCAAGATCGACACGAGCCTGGACGGCTGGTCGAGCTTGACAAACCCCGTGGCGGGCGAGACCGGTCGCGATGTGGAAACCGACGAGGAACTGCGCCAGCGGCACGCATCAAGTAAGCGCGTGACGGGTGCCGCCACGGTCGCTGCCATTTCCGCCCGATTGCTTGATGCGGTCGCAGGTGTCGATTATGTGCGGATCTATGAAAACCGCACGGCCAGCATCGTCGACGGCATGCCTGCACATTCCTTTGAAACCATTGTGTCAGGGGGCGCCGATAGTGCAGTGGGTGCCAAATTGTGGGAAGTCAAACCCGCAGGCATCGAAACTCACGGGCAGACCGCAGTGACCGTTACAGACGAAAACGGCGACGCGCACCCGGTCAAATTCTCGCGACCGTCGATCAAGTACGCGTGGCTGCGCGTGACTGTATCGAGCTACAACCCTGAAGAAACCCCGCCCGCTGATCTGGCTGCGGTGATCAAGTCGGCGATACTGGCGCAAGGTGCCACCATGCAGATTGGTGACGATTTGGTAGTGCAAAAATTTATTGGCCCGATTTACTCGGCTGCGTCTGGCCTGGGTGCAATCACAATCGATGCTGCAATTACCGCAGCACCCGGTGACGCACCGGGCTACAGCACCGCAAATATCCCGGTGGCCCGATCTGATTTAGCGCTATTTGATGCGGCGCGTGTAATTGTGGTGGGTGTGTGATGCGAGACTATGCGGTCGAAGCGCTGAGTCGACTCACCGGGCAATTTGCCAACAGCCTGAGGTTGCGGGCCATGCTGGCGGCTATCGTTTCGCCGCTGGCGTCACTTGAGCTTGACGCCGACGCGCTGCGGGCTGGTCGCTGGATCGATAGTGCTGTTGGCGTACAGCTTGACGGCTGCGGGCACATCGTCGGGGAGTCGCGGCTAGGTCGCGATGATGATGCGTACCGGGCAGCGATTCGGTTCCGGGTGTTTGTTAACGTGTCGAATGGCACACCGGTGGACATGATTCGCGGCTTGCTGTATCTGACCAACCCGGTCGACTGCCAGTATCTTGAAGTATCCCCGGCAACCGCATTGCTGTTTACTGACGGCCTGGCGGTGACTGCCGAAACTGCGGCCATTATGCAAGACCTCGCCCCGGCTGCCATATCGGACGTGCCTCTGATGGTATCACATGGTTCTCGCCCGTTCAGGTTTAGCCGCGCATCGCTGCCGGGGGAACTGTTCGTCAACGACGAGTATCTGACGGCGGGCGGTGCGGATCTGCAAGTGAGCGAGGGCGGGACAGTTTCGGGCGGCTACTCACTCGGCGGGATTGTTGCCGCCGAACTTGACGCGGGCGGCTTTGATTTGGATGTGGGCATCGGTACGCTTGCGGTGTATGATCCGAACAACTTGCACACGCTCGGCCATGACAACTTGACCGGAGTCCACCAATAATGCCGCAACCTACATTCGCAGAAGGCTACGTCGAGTTTCCAGACGGCCAGCAAAATGTCGGCCCCTTGCCCGATTCGATTATAGCCACGGGCTTTGTGCCTGAGACTGCTGGCGCACGCGGGCAACCGTTGCCTGCCCAGTGGATCAACTGGCTGTTCCGTAAGCTATTCAGGCTTGCCAATCGCGACGTGGTGAGTGATTCCGCAGGCGTGGGGCTTTTCACCGTGCCTGATTCAGTCATCCGGCTCGAAGCATTCGACCGGGCAGACCCGAATAAACACCTTGTCGCCGTGGGCTATAAAGGCGCAGCGGGTACCGTGCATTCACTCAAAGTGGTGAGCAGCGCAACACTCACGCTTGGCACGGCAACAGTCGGCGGAAATCAACCAGTAACCGGGGGTAGCGGCACAGTGGTTGTGCTCGCCATGTCCCGTCAATTCGGGGATATTTGAACATGGCACTGACAAGCACCGAAGAAGCACAACTGCGCGAACTGATCGCGCAACAGGCTGCACTGCTGACACTGGCGGGCAGCGAAACGACCATTATGAGCAAACTCGGGGCTACGAAAGTAACGCTCTCGGGGCTACCCGCTGCATCAAGCCTCGGGGACTCCGACTTGCTGCTGGTTCGCCAAGGTACGGTCGACAAGTCGTCGACGCTGGCGCTGATCAAAGCCGCGTACACGCCCGGGTCGGCCAGTACAACCGCGCAGGGCATCGTCGAGCTTGCCACCGCAACCGAAACGCAGACGGGCACCGATACCACCCGTGCTGTGACCCCGGCAGGTTTGGCCGCACTTACCGCAACCGATACCCGCGCCGGCCTGGTTGAGCTTGCCACGAGCGCCGAGGCGCAGGGTTACAGCGACACAGGGCGGGCACTGACACCCGCAACGCTCGCCGCAGCACTGGGTGGCGCAAACGTATCGCTGACCGCTAACGGCTACATCAAGCTGCCGGGGGGTCTGATTCTGCAGTGGGGCTTGTACAACGGGGGTGCAACCACGGGCACTATCACATTCCCGGTCGCATTCCCGACGGCATGTTTCGGGGTGCTAGGTACGTCACAAAACGCATCCTCGCAATCACTAAACATATCCACGGTGCCAACCGCGAGCAACTTCGCGTTTGCAAAGGCCAACGGTACGAATTTCCACTGGTTTGCACTGGGTAATTGATTACAACAAATTCCACGGGGGTGGACGTGCCTTACAATACTTTTGAAACGCTCTGCTTGCGCACCAGTATAGGTACGGCCTGGTGTGGCGCACTGATCGAAGTTGCCAGCAATGAAAAGTTTTGGGGCATCACCATTGCCCTACTCGGCACCCTGGCTGCATGGTGGCTTGCGATCCTTCGCAATCGCCGCGAGGCTGCCCGCGCATTGCGCGAAGATGTCGAGTCGACACAGCGCCTTAAATGGGCGCAGGAAGAACACGAAATTCGCATGAGCCTGATGCAACGCAACGAACTGCTGGAACTTGACGATTTGCGGGGGTGATATGAGCGAACCACGGTGGTTAATCGAAGCCCGGCGACACGTCGGCCTGAGTGAAATCAAAGGGCCGACCCATGCCGCCGAAATCGTTCAGTTCTGGAAAGACATTAGGCGTGGGGGCATCAAAGACGACGAGACCCCGTGGTGCGCGGCTTTTGTCGGCGCAATGCTTGAGCGCTCGGGGGTCATCTCGGCACGCAACGAGGGTGCCCGCGCATACCTGACCTGGGGGCAACGACTCGCAGCACCCGCAGTCGGAGCCGTGGCTGTACTTACGCGAGATGGTGGTGGCCACGTCGGCTTTGTGGTCGGCAAGGATCTGGCGGGGCGTATTCTGCTGCTGGGTGGCAATCAGGCCGACGCGGTGAACATCAAATCCTTTGACCCATCACGGGTCGCCGGCTATCGCTGGCCGGCATTGCTGCCGCTGCCCGATATGCAAGTGCCGGTGCTCGCCGCAGTCGGCAAATCAACCAGTGAGGCGTGAGCTATGAACATCGAATGGAGTAAAGTTGGCGACTGGCTCAAGGATAACGCTGCGAGCGGTGTCGGCCTGGTCGGTTCGCTCATTTCCGGCAACGTGCCGGGCGCGATTGCTGCGGGCGTGGCGATGGTGTCGTCTGCCACGGGTACGACCGACCCCGGCAAAGCACTTGAAACGCTCAAGAGCGACCCTGCCACAATGATTCGCCTGCAGGAATTGGCGAACGCCGAGGCCACCAGTATCCGCGAGCACATCGCAAGCATGCACGCTGCGGATCTGGCCGACAAACAGGCAGAGCACGCCGAGACACAAGGTACGATCCGCAACGGTGACAACGCCGACGACGTGCTGGTGCGACGCACTCGCCCACTGCAATCCTGGGCGAGCCTGATCGCTGCGTTCGCTTGGGTGTTTTACAAGGGTGTGTCGAGCGATACTGACGTCTATGTGCTCGGCCTGTTGCTGACGCTGCCGTGGGCATACGCCGGGCTGCGCGAGGTCGGCAAGGGGCTGCAGACTTGGAAGGGCGGTAAGGTTTAAGCCAAAGTAAAGGCCCATAACTGCGGGCCTTTTTATTTGTCGGGTTGGAGTCTACTTCACGTTGGGCGTCATCCGACGAATCCGCGCCGACAGAACAGCTCTGCCAAACAGGACCACGGCGGCAATCTTGGTATCCCAAGTGTCATCGTTGTAGGGGCCGGGGTTGGTCGGGTTGTAGATCGTGGCGCACAGCCGAAAAACAGGGCCGGGTTCTGCCTTGCTAAATTCGGCTTTCCAGTGGTCAGAGCGGACGGGAATCGTCATCCCAAAAAGCCGCCCAACAATTACGTCAACCGGACCTTGCGCCGGCAGCAGTTCTAGGCTCACTTGCAGTCCTTTCGCGGCGCAAGGCCGGTTACGTCAGCGTTATGCACCAAGTGCCCAAGTTCCCGCATAGCCTCAAGCGCCTGCACGTTCTCGTGGCCCCAAGCTACCAACATAGACCCACTCCCCGCACCGCCGCCTCCAGTTACACCGAGTCCGTCAACGAACTTTATCCGCCCACGTAAAAACAGAATTGCATCGGCCTTCGCTACTGACTCATGAAACCATGCGCAATCCGTTCTGGCGAAAACCAAAGCAATCCCATTGCGGTGGTTGTGCATCCGTTCCAGCCATGCCGGAGTGTGCTTACCATACGGCGGGTTCAGCCATACGCGCCCATTCCACGGCTGCGTCAGTCCGTCATCATGAATAGAATACCGCCGCTTTGCCGGTATCCAATCAATCCCGTCCGGCGGCTGACAGGGATCAAGGTCAAAGTCCAACCCAATGCGCTGAAACACCCACGGCGGCGTGTACCAATCCACCGAGGCGTTGTCTTTGTTGTCGTGCGTAAAACCTGCTGCCTTCATAGTCCCTCCTGTGTTGGTGCATAACCCGGCGGTCAAGCGGGACGGTCGCTACGCTCGCCGGTTATCTCAAACGTTAGAGGGCAATACCTCTGCGCCCAATAACCGCCATGATTCAAATCCTCCTTCGCCACGCCCGCCGCGCTTCAGCATGTCTTCCAACTCTGGCATATCAACATCGAGCGTCACACGTTATGCCCCAAACCTTTCCAGCGCGATCCTGATGCCGTCGCTGGCGTTGCCGTTGCCGATCTTCTGGGCTCTGCCCCAGCTCTCGGCATAACAGCACGGCCAAGGCGACCCGAAAAGCGCAGCTTGTAGGGGTCGCCTTACCTCACCGTTAGCCGTCACAGCCCGCACCGTTCGTCAGCGACACCTCGCCCTGCGCAGTAATCGCGCCACGCATTGCGGTAGGTGTGCCGCTGACCTTCCGTCAAATGGCCGGCAATACTGTCGTAGCCGTACCGGTGCGCCTGTAATTCGTCCATCTGCCAAAGTGCCACGCACACCAGCCCGATAACTGCGATAAACAAACAGATCATCACGAGCGCTGCGCCAACCGGCACGCCGTCGAACATTTCAGCCATTTTTATCACCTTCACTCAGAAATATAATCAGCACGACCGCAACCAGGGCGCCGACGAGTAGCGCCAAGGTATGTGAGAAAAATAAAATTATCTCAGGCGGCATACTGTGCATCTTATATAT